CCCTCGCATTTTTCGTGACCTTGTTGAAAAGAACCCGATTAAGCTAGCTTACTTGTTATTCCCTACTCCTGCTTTATCAAGCGCCTTAGAGGACATCATTCAGCTAGGCACTAAGCGTATGCGTACTTTGCTAAACGCGGAACCTGTGGACGAAGAGGGTAAAGTCAACGTGAAGCTTGCCTCATTACAAAAGACCATTTGGGAAACGGCCATTAAACTTAAGAATGGTACGACTCAAAATGTAAACATCAATCAACGCTCATTAAATGTAACTCAAATTCATTCGTCACCTCCTCCAATTCAAGACGTAACCCCTGCGCCAGCGCAAATCGAAAGCGTGAAGCCTGAGCCTTTAGCAACTGACATTGAGCCTAGCTTTAGTATGGCTGAGTTGGAAGCGGCAGCCTTAGCTGATCTTCCCAAGCCTTCGATTGAAGTAAAAGAACCTATTGATGGCTTTGAAGACGATGAAGACGTTTTAGGATAGTATGGAAAATAACAAATTTAATTTAGATCATTTTTTAGTTCAATTAGATACCGATGAGGAGCTTGCTTTGTTTGAAGTGACAAAGAAAGAGTCTGAGCGCTCAAACCGCTATCGTAGGTGTCCTCGTTGTGGTTCTAGGTCTTGGGAGCAAATTTACCCAGAGTTAAAGACTGGTAAAGACTTGTGTTGTAATGAGTGTGAGGGGTGTGCTACTTGAGTTTAGAACAAGATGCAAAAGCGAAAGCCTTAATCGCCAAACAAAAAGCTTTAGACAAGTACAAGTCTGAATTGCCGCATCTTTATTCGCACAAGTTCTTTTGGTGGTCACGAAAGTTTTGGGAGTCCACGAATCGTTACACTTTTTTAGTAGCATCGAATCAGAGCGGAAAATCTAGCTGCCAAATCCGTAAAGCCATTAGGTATTGCACCGATGTCGAAAGCTGGCCTAATTGGTTTTCTCGTTCACCACAGTACGGCTTTTACTTTTATCCTTCGTTTCGGCTTGCTACGCGTGAATTTAATAACAAGTGGGTTAAAGAGTTCTTGCCTCGTGGCTCGATGAAAGATGATGCGAAATACGGCTGGACTGCTGAGTTCAAAGATAAAGAAATCTTTTGCGTTCACTTTAATTCTGGCATGAAGATTTATTTCATGTCGTACACGCAAAAGGTAAGCGACCTTCAAGCCGCATCGCCTGACTTCGTGTGTGCCGATGAAGAAATGCCAATGCACCTGTGGGGTGAAGTCTCTGCTCGTTTATTAGCCACCAAGGGGCCATTTAGCTTAGTTTGTACGCCGACTATCGGTGACGATTTTTGGCGAGGTGTATTTGAGAACAATAAGATGCCTAATGCTTGCGTAATTAAAGCAACAATGTACGATACTGTGAAATTTGAAGATGGCTCATTAGGGCTACGCACAGTAAAAGAGATTGAAGATTATAAAGCTAAGTTACCGACCAGACAACAAATTGAAGTTCGTGTTTATGCTAAGTTTGCCAAAGCTGAGTCTGCTGTTTTTCCTACATTTGACCGCTATGTGCATTGTGTTCCTCCTTTAGACGAAGCTAAGACATGGCCTACTTATGCTGGCATCGACATTGGTTCAGGCGGTGGCAATGACCCTGCTGCTATTGCGTTTGTAGCTGTGCGGCCCGATATGCGCGAAGCAAGGGTTATTAAGACTTGGCGAGGTAGCAATCAAGTTCAGACTTCAAGTATCGACATTCTTCGCAAATACCAAGAGTTAAAACAAGGCTTTAACATTGTTGCAACATTTTACGATCAAAGCTCGCGTGAGTTTTATTTAAACGCGCAAGAAGCTGGCGAAGTGGTTTTACCTTCGGACAAGAAGCATCACACTGGCCAAGGCTTAATGAACACTTTGTTTAAGCATGGAATGATGTTGATTGAAAAAGACCCTGACCCTTTAGCTGTGAGTTCGGATGGCTTTCCTTTTTGGGAAACTCTTAGTGAAGAAATAGAGTGCATGAAGGATAGCATCAAAAAAGACAAACAACCTGACGATCAGTGTGATTCAGTTAGGTACGCAACAACCAGAATCAATTTCGACTTTAGCCACATTGGTACAAAGACTGTTGTCACCAAGCAAGAGAATAAAACCGATTGGAATGATAGGTCTAACCACTTTACGGAAAACCTTAAGGCTAATGATGTGATGGACTCGGTTGACCGAGAAATTGAATTTTATAGCGAATTTAACGATTTATAACGTCAAGGAGGACGCTTTGTTTAAGTTATTTTTATCTGGAAAAGACATAAAAGAAATTATTTTAGCTGGAAAAGATGCAAACTGTGAAAGCATCGTTTACAATGGGCTTCATGTTACTTACAAGAAACTAAGCGTACCAAGCGATAGTTTATGGCCTTCACCAACGCCAACAGTCTTTAATGAATCAGACAATCCAAACAAAAACGAAGTTATCGGTGATGAGGCACAAGCCCTCTCTTTAGATTTGCAGTATAAATTACACGAAGACCCGATAGCCTTTGAAGAAGCATTATCACAGCAAGGGGCTGAATGGAAACGCAAGATCAATCAACAGAGCTAAAAGTAGAAAAACTAAATCAAATGTTCACTGATGGCGAGGGAGCTGATAGAGCTACTTTTGCCGACATGAGAACGGCTATTTTACTTTACAAGGGCGATCACTTTAAGAAAAACTCTAAAGCTTTTTTAGATCGTAATAGTACGCAACTAACAAGCGATACGAAGATGAAGCTCTCGGAGAATCATGTTGGTATTGTTTGCGACAGAACTAAGTCGGCTATTGTTAATCAAGCGCCAGGGGTGTTGTTTACGCCAAATAATGCGAATGAACGTGGCGACATCAAAGATGCTGAGTTATGTAACTCGGTAAAAGAATCAGCCGAAGAAGGTTTAAAGTATTACGATAAGCTTGATAGATGGGTTGATTCTTTCGTTGTTCAAGGTGAATGTTTTTCATTAAATTACTTTGACCCTTTTGCTGGCGAAGTTCGTGGTTACAAGCAAAAGACTAATGCGGCTGGTGAACCTTTATTTGTTCATCCTTCACTTGGTGAAATCCCAATGCCTATTGATGAATTTGGTCAACCTTTGCCTTTGGCGCAAGGTGATGAGCCTGTTTTTCGTGGTGAACTTAAAAAAGAAGTTATCGAGCCTTACAATGTTATTCGTCCTAAGTCTGCAACTTCATTAGATGAGTCGCCATGGCTTTGTATTCGTAAGATGCTATCGCAAGAAGATGCTAAGGCTTTAATTAAAAACTCGCCTGACTATGAAGATTTATTAAGTGAAATTAAAACCGCTAGCGATACGACTTATCAAGTTTTTGAAAACAATGAGTATGTTGATATTTCTGGTCAAGTTTTAGTTAAGTATTGGTTTTTTAGAAAATGCGTAAAATATCCAAAGGGTTATTTTATCGTTCAAGTTAATAACAAAAAAGCTAGTGAAGGTGAGCTTCCTTTTGGTGTTTGGCCTATAGCGCACACTGGTTTTAAAACGACTTCTGGTTCACCTAGAGCGACTGGTAAAGTTAAAGACATTCGTCACGCGCAAACGCATCTTAATTTCTTAGTCTCTAATGAAGCTTTCCACATGGTAGCTTTGGGTGACGATAAAGTGTTCACACAAATGGGTACTAAATTAACTATGGGTGCTACATGGAATGGAATTCGATCTTTTAGCGTGAATGGCCCCGCTCCTGTGGTGCAGCAAGGTCGTGACGCTTCACAATTTGCTAGAGCTATTGATCGCCAAGTTATGACTATTTATCGCCTTGGTGATGTTGAGTACGAAACACAAGAAACAAAAATGCAAGACCCTTTTGCTATGCTTTATTCTTCGTTAAAAAACAAATTAAAACACTCGCCTTATGCTTCTAAGTTTGAGCGTTTCTTATGTGATGATTGGAAAATCTACATTGAATTATCAAAGCATTACTTAGATGATGATGCGATTATTAAGCACGTTGGAAAGCGCGAAGCTATCAATATCCCTGAATTTAAAGCTGTTGATGGCAAGGGGTATCGCATTAAGGCTAAACCTGTGTCTGGAACTTTAGAAGAACAATTAGGTCAATCTTTACAAGTGCAGCAAATCCTTCAATATGTAGGTAAAGACTTGCCTAAGACTGTGGTAGCAAGACTTATTAACCTTATGCCGTTTGTTTCTAAGGAAGCGGTTGCGAGTGAAATGTTGCTTACTGATAAAAACATTGAGAATGACATTTTAGCTATGGACAGAAGTGAATTTAGGCCTGCCGTTAAAGACGACGATCATGCTATGTATATGCAGCGTCTTAAGTCACACATGAAGTCTTCTGAGTTTAGAACACTTAATCCAGAAGTACAGAATATGTACCAAATTAAATACAAACAACACGAAGATTTCTCAGCTCAATTAGTGGCCGAACAACAACGTGCAGAGCAAGGGATCATTCCTACTGGTGGTGGTATGGTTAAGTTTGACTTACTTGATGAGAATGGTAAGCGAATGGTAGCCGATGTGTCTTCGGTGCAATGGTTCTTAAAGCAATTAGCGGCTCAAGGTGCAACGCAAGAAGCGTTAAGCCAACAAGACCAACAAACACAAATTAACATATTAAACCAAGCTCAAAACTTGGTTAATAATCAACAACAACAACAAGGCATGATGCCGCCACAAGCGCCAATGATGCCTCCAATCGCCTAAACCAAGGCA